TATGTTATTCTAGCTGGTCCAATAAATGAACCTGTTGCGTTTGTTGCTCTACCAAATCTACCGTCAGAAGTTCTTGTGGAAAACTGTTGGTCTGATGATGCCATATTTTTTCTCCTTAAAATTTTATGTGGGGCCAAAGCCCCACACTAATTATTTATTATGCTTCTTTAGCAAATACACCTTGAGCATCAACAACTGTCCAATGTGCTGTTGAATTCAAAGATGCGATTGTAACAAAGTCACCAACTTTTGATGTAGTTTTTGTATTAATAAGATCTTTATTATCTGTTAAAGATCCAGCATACAAAATACCATCATTAGCATTTGGACTAATAGTTAATGCATTAGTTCCATCTTGACCTGTATTTACAAAAGTAAATACGTAACCAATTGCTATTGCTGGTAAAGTAAATATTACACCATCAGTTGATGACGTAAAAGTCTTTCCAGAATCAGCTGTAGCTACTGTGTAGTTAGATGATTTGTTTTCTAGATTGAATCCAGTTAAACCTGCTTCGTTAAATTTACCTTGCAGAACTGGTCCTCTAAATAGTGTTTGAGCCATGATTATTCTCCTAGTTAAATTCTACATAGTCTCTAGGCCGTCGACTATACTGCGTCTATGCAGAATATTAATTTATGTATAGTGAGTTTTTTATATACTAGTTTTGAGTAGAGTGCAAGAAGTCCTACAGTGCGGAGTGGAATTTTTCCAACGATGTAGCTTTTTACTAAGTAGCTACTGAAACTTCAGGAGCAGAACCTTCAATAGTGTTCTTTAAGTGAGCAATTCTAGCTTCTTCAAGCTTGATGTCTGTGATGATCTGTTTGACTTTATCGTCAATTCTAACCATCTCAAGAGTGTATCTATTATTATCTAGATGCTCCTGTTCCCACTTCAACTCCAAGGACCTTTTTTGTTTGTATAGGTCTTGTATCATCTATAACCTCCTCATAGGTTATTCTGTATTTATCGGAAGCAAAAACTTTTGTTCCGATATGTTCCCATTTTATAACATTTTCTCCTAGTTTGTCAACTATGGCTTGTTCTAAGGAAACTGCGTTATCTTCTGATAACACTTCAAATCTTGCGTAGTGGTCGTAGGCATTTATTGTGACTGTAAATTTTTTCATGAAATTCCTTTCTACTTTCATAATGAGGCGGAACTGTGTCCGCCTCAAAATTTCTAATTATTATGCACCTGGTGATGCAAAAATACCTCTATAGTCAGATACACCAAATGAGTATCTTTCTCTAGCTTTGTATCTTACGTTACCAGTGTCAAAGTCACCTTCCATTGCAGTTTTGATAGCTGCTCTGTCAAAGTACTTCATACCATTAGGCACGTCTGTGATAATGTAAAAAGCATCTGGGTCAGTTAGGAAGTTGTTCACTCTATAACCTTGAGGAACCATTCCCATTGACGCAATTGCGTTTATATCATTATCAGCAGTACCAACTCTACCTTGAGACTTCATAAGTCTTTCAGCAGTGAACTGAAGTTCAGAAGGGATAATCATTTTAACACCTCTTGCAGCAATTTTTAGACCTCTTTCGTCTGTCATTGCAGCAATGTCAATTAATGATTGCTCTAATGAAGTTTCGTTCAAGTCGGCAGCCGTTGCTAATGTGTTTGATACAGTTCCACTTACAGTTGGGTGGTTAGTTGCAAATAATGCAGAACCATCACCTGAAGTGAATGTACCGAAACCATTAATTAATGGTTGTACCGCTTTAACTTGTTTAGTGTTCGCCATAGATCTAGCTAACGCTTTTGTATATCTACTAGCAAGTCTGTCATACAAGTTATCCTCAATAGCTTCTTCAGTAATTGCAAAAGCAAGAGCCACAGTTTCGTGTGTGTATCTTGCAGTGAAAGTTTCTTGAGCATTGTCAAAAACAACTCCACTTCCTTCTGCTTTAGTCTGAGCTTGAGCAAAACCTGATAACATAACTTCTTCTTCAAACGCTCTGTCTGAAGACTCAGTAGTGTATATTTCAGCATGCTGATTCTCGTAACGTTTATATTCCAGTCCGAATAGTGCATTCAAACCTGGTTCTAGTTCTTTAACTAGTTGTCCTCTTGATATCGCCATGTTCTATACTCCTTACGTACCAGTTGTTACTTTAAGTTCATGTTCTGCAATCACAACAACCCAATTAACGTTAGCAGATGCTACGTCAGAATTGTCGGGATCTTTAGATGCTCCCATGATCTTTAATTGTTGAGCAGTAGTATTTAAAGTAGCGTCATTTAACTCTACTCCTGAGATATAGTCAGGTGAAGATCCTGCTGCGTATACAAGATCTGCAGTTTTACCTACATCAGTTACTGCTGAAGCACCAGCATTGTTTGATTGGATCTCGAACCTTTCATAAGGGTCGTCAGAAACAAAACCAACAATATCTGTTGCTGTGTTACTAGCTTCCAAGTGGTTAGCCCACGTTGGTTTGCTTGTTGATGCGTCAGTATAAAAAACACCATTTAGTGATCCTCTAAGATTACCGCCTGCGCCAGCTACTAATAAGTAACCGCCCGCTGTTTTCACTGGATCCCATTGATAGATCGCAGCTGAACTTGCAGCAATGCTGTATTCAGATAAACCTTGGTTGTCTCTATTCTGACCAACTTTTCCTATTGCTTTCAATCCGAAAGCGGCGTCTTTATTTGCCATAGTTGTGTCCTCCTATTAGACATTAGTTTAGTTTATCCTTTGATAGCTCTAGTAATCGTTAAAAAATTAACTTTTCTTTGAACCACCGAAGGTTACACGAGTTTGTCGATCAATATTGATCGGCATACTTGGGTGCTGTTCCTTCATAAGATCGTTGTCAACTGCTTCGACATTATCTTGAGCTTGTTTCTGATAATAATCAGTTCTTTGCTCTGCAATCTCTTCCGGTACCCTAGCCAGCACTAGGCCTCCTACTCCGATCACTCCCTTGTATTTACCATCGTCCACAATTGGGAAATCTGAGTCTGGATATTCATCAGCTCTTACAAGCTCGTATCCGGATCTAATTCTTCCAGCGACGTTTTTAGTGTCTTGGAATCCCATAGATTCTACTCTGATCCATCTGTGTTTAAAACCTGTTGGTGCAGGGGGTGCATCTAAAGATGAAGGTGGAGTCCAAACTTTTTTCTTAGATTCTTTTTCTCTTGTTTGACTCGCACGGGATGCTCTTTTATCATTATTATTTTCCATATGCTTATGCCTCCTTCGTGATTTTTAATTGTTTCGCATATTCTTCTAGTGGCACACCTAATTTTTTAGCGATTGCTACCTGAGAGGATGTGAGTCTCACAGTTTTGCGACCAGTATTTGTACTTCGCTTCGCACTAGCTACTGTTTGTACGGGTTTGGTCGGAACTTCCCCTTTATCTGATGTAGTTGTATCAAATTTGTGGGGGAATTCAAGTCTTATTCTCTTATCAATTTCTTGATAATACTCGTCAGATTGAGGATCATAACCCTCTTGCTCTGTAAGTTTCTTATGTAGATCAAAAGCAGTGTAAGTCATAGCTGTATCTTGACCAAACCAAGCATTTCTAGATGCCCATGTTTCAGCCTTAGGATCAGGTGTTCCTTGTGATGCTTGTTGTCTATTTAAGTTTATTTCTGGTTGTTTAACTTCTTTTCTTTGTTGATTATATTCTTCTTGAGCAACTTTAGTTTCATTAAATTTAGCTCTTTTATAACCAAGTTCAGAAATTGCAGTTAAAGCTTCTGCTTCAGCTGTTAGATCATTTGCTTCTCTTGCTGCTGCAAGTTTTGCTTGAGCTGCTGCTAAACCATTAGTTATACTATCCTCAGCATTTTTTAAAAACTCAGGTTCGTATTTAGAGATTTTCTTTTCTGCTTCTTCTTTTGCTTTTATTTGTGCTTGAGCATAAGTTAAAGCTTCATCTTTCTGTCTCTCAGCTTCTCTCCATTTATGAGTTAGTTTAGCTATTCTTCTTTGTACTCCATCAGAGTATTTTTCTAATTCTTTTTCTTTATCGTCCTTTGTAGGCTCTTCTTTCTTTTCTTCTTTTGCTTCAACAACTGTTGAAGTCTCTTCTGTTTCACTAGTAGATGTTTCTACCTCAGGTGTTTCTGTTTCTGAAGTTTGAGTTTCTTCTAACTCAATTTCTGTATCAGGACCTGATGTATCTATATCGACTGTTTTATTTTCTTCTACGTCTAGCATAGTTTATCTCCTTCTATGATTAATATTGATGAAGTATATCTTCAGGGTTTTCAATGGTTGCTAAAACTTCATCATCATTTAGCATTCTTACTTCCCCACCATCTATTTGGATTCTTGATCCTGCATATCTTGCAAAGATAACCCAATCACCTTTTTTACACCAAGGACCTTCTGGAAATTTATCTTTGTCATAACAATGAGGACCCATTGCAAGAACTAAACCACAAGTAGATCCAATCTGTTGTCTCTCTAAAGTTTCTTGTCCAAGTAACAATCCACCTTTAGTTTTTTCTGGCATTTTAAATGGTAGAACAACTAATCTCCATCCAGTTGGTTTAGGTAATTTATTTGATTCTTTTGTTTTAAGACGTTCGTAACCGTCTACTTCTTTTTGTTTTTCTTCGTCGTATTTATCTAATAGTGCCGATTTAACTTTCGGGTCGTTCGAAGTCGACGACGTTTTCTGATCTTTCAATATCATTTTTTTGCTCCTTTGGTTCTAGCAGGTTAGAGATTTCCTGTGATATTTTTAAATAGGCATGTGCCTGTCCCATCATATACTTGTATTTTTCCATATTGTCAATAGCACCACCTATCATGGCATCTGCTATATCTTGATAAGACTCTTTAAGATGTTTTTGTACTTTATGAATTATTACTGTTTCTTCATTTAACATTTGCTATTTTACCTTTGTTATTACCTTTCTTAATTACGTATTTCTGTGTGCCGTTTGCACCTGTCTCTACTTCTTTACGAAGATCTTTAAATAAGCTTTTTTGCTTACTTTGTTTTTCTTTTTCTTGAAGAAAAGATTCTAATTTTTTTGAGTCTCTCATATATACTAGGTATAATAACATCAAATAAAAAGTCAAGAGAACCTAAAATCTTGTACATAAATCTATCTATCATTTACTACCACCAATGTAACCACCAATAACTCCAATCAATCCTGTAACTGACATTTTCATAAGTACGATTATGCTGTCATCTATGGGTCTATCTTCTTTAACAGCTACCCAATAGTCTCCAATAATAATGATACCTAATAAAATTAGAACACCTGTTGTAATTAATAATATAACTATGTCTTTAAAATTTTTAATCATTAGCAATTCCACTT